AGAAGATAGCACACGAGGCGGCAGGACGAGGATTCCCCCCCAAAGAGGCAGCGGAATATGCTTTTAATAAAGCAAAAGCCGATTACCTTGAAGCAGGAATGCGTGGGGATATGGAACTTGAAATGCTTGAAGGAGGCATAAGCCGTAAACGAACAAAGAAAGCCAAACTTCCCCCGGAGTTCAAGGATGCTTGTGAACGGGATATAAGTGCTGGCCTCTTTAAGGACGAGTCGGACTATATTGCTAATCTGGCTCCACAAATAAGAAAGCAATACGGAATATAGGAAACCTTCATGGCGAAGACAAGAATTCCTAGTGGTAACGAAGATACGACCTCTTTCAAATGTCGCAGATGCGGTTTTGTCTGTAACACTGAAAGAGACAAGATCGGTTCCGGGTCTGGCGTATCTTTGGATGCCACAACGATCAATGGTACAGCTCTTTATGACCCTACGGTTGTAGCGGGATGTCCATTCTGCGGGACAAAGAATTATCAGTCTTGGCAGAGATGATTTTCACCTTCTATTGAAGATACGGAAATCTGTATAAAACTTTAATAGGAGGTAATAACTATGAAAGTAGTTAAAGATTTAATTGGCGGGTCAAAACCTCAGCCCATTGAACTCCCTTATAACGGTGATGTAGGTGTTGATAGCGTCACTAAGCGTTATCAGGGTTCTTTGGTCAAGGTTATGGACTTCGGCGATATTGACCACGGCAAGTTTTGCACCTTTGCTGGACTTGCTACTGCGATGGAAAATATAATAGGTATTCTTGCCGAAGACCAGGGCCTCACAGGTAATTATCTTTTTGATGATGGAACTTATGGTTTCAGATACAGAAAGGTAGTTCCAACTTTCCCATCAACTATCATTGAAGCTGAATATTCACGGTACGATGCTGCTGGGGCTGATAACTCTGATACAGGAGCGAGTGGTGCTGCGGCTGCGACTGCCCTGGCTTCCGGGCAGACCTTAACTGCACACCGGATGATAGGTGGATGGGTGTATTTCTTGGATGGAGCAAATGCGGGTTATCTGCATTATGTCACTGCCAACGATGCATCTGATTACACCATTTCTGCACTGGCAAATGCCGTAGTTTCAGGTGACACACTTCTCGTAATCAGACCACCCATGGCTCCTCTTCTGGATTTTGATGCTACCTACAGTGGGATTAAAAGTGAGATGGCTGAAGCCAGTAATGTTGACGTTGTTGTTGGTTTGACTACATGGATTTCCGCGCCGGGTATTGCGAAAACAAGGCTCGATTTCAATGCCCATAATGGATTGAAAATATCCAATGCGAAATTCTATCATCAATTCACACTTCCGGGTACTGCCACACTTCCTAATGTGTGGATCTCCGGATCATACGCAAGTTAGGGGAGGTAACATAAAATGACTGTAGCAATTAGCGAGAATTTTGGTGACCTCCTCGATCCCCGTTTTAGAAAAATCTATGACGTGGAGTTTGAAGAGAACATCAAAGAGAGTATGATACCGCTGCTTTATCAGATGGTTAATCCCGGAAAGAGGGATAATTATAAGATAAGCGGTATCGGGGCAATGGGCGATATGGCCGATTTTGACGGTTCCATAACGTATGATTCTTTTGGACAGCTTTATGACACGACCATTGAGTTCCCTGAAGTAGCAACGGGATTCAAGGTTGCAAGGAAGTTGGCTGATGATGACTTGTTTGGAATTATGGATAACAAACCTCGTCAGATGGGCATTTCCGTTGCAAGAACGCGGGAGAAGAAAGCTGCGTCTATTTTTAACACGGCTTTTACCGCAACAGCGGCTGCTACGAGTGGCGTTAGCGGTGGAGATGGGGTGTCTCTGTGCAGTCCCTCACATCCTTATTCACCCGACGATGCAACCACTCAGGACAACTCTGGAACGAGTGCGTTGTCTCCTACGGTTGTTGAAGCAACAAGGCGTATCGGGAAAAGAAGTATCTTTAATGACAGGGGCGAAATCCTCAACGTCAACTACGATACGATTCTCTGTACTTCCGATGTTGAAGAGACAGCTTGGGAGATAATCAACTCAACCGGAAAAGTCAATACTGCAGAAAACAATCGCAACTTCCATCAGGGAAAATACAATTTGATAGTTTGGGATAGACTCAGTGATGCAAACAACTGGTTTATGCTGGACTCCAAATTGATGAAACTTTTCTTCATGTGGTGCGAGCGTGTCAAACCTGATTTCAATTACGATAGGGACTTTGATACTCTGGTTGCGAAGTGGTCTGTGTACGGACGTTGGAACGCTTGGTATGGTGACTGGCGACCAATCTACGGACATAATGTAAGTTAATCGGGTAAGTTGTGGTGCGGGGAGGCTCCGACCTCCCCTATCCCACAAGGCAGGAATGTCCCTATAAAAGAAGGAGGATATTATGAGTTTAACAAGATTTCCACACGGAGTAAGTTCTTTTGGTATGCCGGTTTTGGGCGGTGGATATATGACAACTGGCGATGTGTTTTTTGTGCATAATGGAACAGGGTCAGCAGGATACGCTGGAACCGATCCAGATCATCCGTTAAACAGCATTGACAATGCGATTGGTAAATGTACCGCAAGTAAGGGAGATGTCATCTTTGTCATGCCTGGTCATGCAGAGACTATTTCTGGGGCTGGCGGGATTACATGCGATGTTGCCGGAGTTTCCATCATCGGTCTTGGTGAGGGGAATTTAAGACCGACCCTAACTTGGTCTGCTACGGCTTCATCTATCCTGATTACTGCGGCTAATGTAACATTGAGAAATCTTATCACGACAATTTCTGAAGATGAGGTTGTGTCAATGTTCTCCTGTTCGGCTGCAGGGTGTACGCTTGATGCTATTGACTTCGTAGAATACGGTGCAAAGGGTGCAACAGGTCAGGCACTCCAGTTCCTATTGACGACTGCGGCGGCTGATGATCTTACGATGATGAATTGCCGTCACAAACAAGATACTGCTGGCAATACCGCACAGATCTGGATTCAGTTGGTCGGTACTGATAATTCCAGAATCTTGAACAACTCTATTTATATGACAGTAAAAGCTGCTACTACTTCTATTTGTATTAGTGGTTCTACTGCCGTTGTAGGTTGTGAGATTTCTGGGAACAAGATAGCTTGGCTTGGGGCTACTGTTACCACGCCTATCAACTTGGTCACTACTTCTACTGGTATTATCAGTGATAACAGGGTTGCCGGAGGTGCTGCTGTTATAGCAGATGCCGCTATTACTGGCGATAAATGCCAGATGTTTGAAAACTATGTCACCAATAAAGACGGGTCAGCTTCTTCTGCTATCCTCGATCCTACGGCTGGCGCATTAACTTAATCTTTGACCCCGATGGGAGGGCGGGTAATCCCTCCCACATAAAGGGCAATCGGGAGGATAAAATGAGAGTAGAAGGAAGATACCCAAGATTCAACGAATCCGCAACAGGCACTAATAGTGCGGCTACACCTGCACTTTTGGCTGCGTCTCAGGCTGATTTGTATGTGTTTATAGATACACTCACCGTATCGGTTTACTTGGCTGCTACTGGTGGAGGAGGTCTTTGCCAGATATTAGACGGTGATGATACAGTTCTTTATACAATGAACGTGGATGCCCTGAAAGACGTTTCCCTTGATTTCGGAATGGGATTGAATGTCGGTAAGGGCGTTAGCCTAAGTATAAAACTTTCTGGTGCTGTAACAAATGAGGCTTCTGTATTTGTTGTTGCTACCGGACACTATTCAGGAAAGGGCGAATAATGAAAGAGATACCGATTTTTGAGTCTGGAGACAATATCAATAGTGTCAAACAGGACATTACGAGTCTTGAGAATATGCTGAAAGCTGATGAACAGCGGCACAAGATTCAAGACCCTGAAGCTGTTAAGTCAGATATTAAAACCAAAGAAAAATATCTCAAGAAAATAACACCAAAGAAAATGAAGGGACAGAAAGCAAACAAAGCACTTGGTAGATTGAAAGAGCTTCACGATACCATTAAGAAAAAAATGCTTCCCTCCGAAGTTATTTCCCGTCCATATCCAAAAGGTACAGATAGCCATTCAAAACAACTTGATTTCGATAGGGGGGTTGAACAGCAGATAAAGTTCCAAACCGATCCTACCATTAAAAAGGCGGTCAGGGAATACAAGGCTCTCGCCAGGCAGATTGACCCTGATGATAAGTTCATTTCAAACATAGAACATATCCGCAAAGACAAAGGATCAAAGAGTTATTTTTTTGAGGGACTTGACCAGATCAAATGGGGATAAATTATGAGTACAGCAACAGTTCAATGCGAAAACTGCGGAAAAGATATTACTCGTGAACGAAATAGCATTAACCGTAGTAAGCACCATTTCTGTGATTTAAGCTGTAGTAGTGAATGGAGAAGAGTTAAGAAGAAAGTAATCCAATGTGATTACTGTGGGAAAGATATTGTTCGTGACGCGTCCCATTTTAACCGCAGCAAACACCATTTTTGTGATTTACATTGTATGGGTGACTGGAGAAGAGAGTCAGAGGAACATAAGGAGAAAGTTCAGAGGGCATATTTAACTAAATGGCAAAAAGAAAATAGGGGAAAAACTACGGGGTATTGCAGAAACTGGAGACACAAGAACCCCGAAAAAGCCAGAGAAATTGACAGAAGGCATAATGCAACTTTTAAGGCAAAAGAAACAGCAAAAAAATGGTGGGCTAATAATAAAGATAGACGTATTAAATATGACATTAAAAGGCGATCGTCTCTTTCTTATAGGATTAGTGATGCAATGTCTGCAAGTATAAGAGAGGCATTGGGACGAGAAAAAGGTAATAGTCATTGGTGCGATTTAGCTGGTTATACAGTAAGTGATTTAAAGAAACATTTAGAAAAACAGTTTGTAGACGGAATGACGTGGGAGAATTACGGAGAATGGCACATTGACCATATAATTCCAAAATCAGTTTTTAATTTTACCAAACCAATACATGAAGATTTTAAAAGATGTTGGTCGCTGGATAATTTACAACCCTTATGGGCAAAAGATAATATATCCAAATATAATAAATTAGACCGACCATTCCAGCCAACATTAGCATTGGAGGTATAGAATATGTCCACTACTACAGTTCAACAAAATATCATTCTGGGCCTTGGCGAAGGAGGTTCGGTATCAGACGCTACGATGCTTGCCTATGCTTTAAGGTGGGCTAATGCTTCTTACAGGGAGATATTCGCTCGTTATAGGTTTAAGCATTTAAGAACAAGGTCAATCTTCAGGACAGCCGATGGGCAACAGTCTTATCAGGCTCCGTCTGATTTTATCGGGTTCATTACCCTGAAAGACGAATCCAATGAACAGATACTTACTCAGGTCACACCTGAAGAATTTAGCCGAAGCGTATCCGTAGCCACGATAACGAATGAAACCTTTGAGTCGGATGACGATGTTGCCGTATCTTTAGACCACGGTGCGATAGTTCAGTACAGCGAGACAGTTCAAGATGACACCACAATCTACACCAGAGACACCGATTACACAATAGATTACTCCGCTGGAACAATCACGGTAGATGCTGATGAATCTATGTCTGATGCAACAGATTACTACATAGACTACACATACTACGCTAAAGACCCTCCGACCATCTTTTGCCTTGAGTACGATGCAACAAACGCAAAATATGTCTTCAGATTAAGCCCGACTCCCGATGGAATATATATAGCAAGTCTGGTTTACCCTGCTCTACCCTCGGCTCTTTCGGGTTCAGTGGACGCGATATGGAGTCAGTTGGAATTTTGTCTTGAACGTGGCGGGATTTATTACGGCTCACTTGAGATTGTGGAAGATGCTCAGAGACGGGTTGAGTTCAAATCAAATTATGAGTCGGCACTTCAGGCACTCGTTTTGCTAGATTTGGATTTGGTTCCTAAACACGACAGAATCAGAGTTGTTATGAAAAAATCAGGTTACTAAGATGGATCAATTATATGGACACTGTTTTCATGGTGTAGATTATTCCACACCGCCACATGAATTGCCTATCACGGCTCTTGCGGATGCGAGTAACGTAGTTCCTACCGAGGCTGGATTACCTACTGGCAGGGGCGGGAGTGTCAAATACAACAGTACTACGCTCGGTGCTTCTACCAGAGTTACCTCATTCCATGAGTTCAAAAGTGGAAGCACACGAAATCAGTTAGTCTCTTATAGTACCAAAATAGGTTCTTATGACTCAGGAACTGGAGACTTCGTTGACAAGATTACTTCATTAACCAGTAACAAGATGTTTCAGTGGGTAAACTTCAGGGGCAAAGCAATAGGGGTAAATGAGGGAAGTGACGCACCTCAATATTGGACTGACGACTCAAACAATGGAGATTTGGCAGGTTCACCCCCTAAAGGCAATTCAATAGCCACATGGCAGAACAGAGTATGGCTTGGTGGAGATTCCACAAACGTAGCTCTTTTAACGGGTTCTGCCTTGAATGATGCTGTTGATTACTCTACAGACGTAGGAGAGGCAACGGGATATGTAAGTCAGACAGTCGGAGATAGCAAGGTTAAAATAACTGCTGTTTTCCCGTACTTCGATATGCTTATTGTCGGAAAGCTCAATTCTCTTTACAAACTTACAGG